CCAGCAACAAAGCTCTTCTGAGCAGTGAAGCCAGCAGACTCGGCGATGATTGCAGAGTCAACCTTAGTTGCCAGCGCGTAGCCAGCGTCTTCGGTGTAGAAACGACGGAGGCTGTTCAGAGCCTGTACGTCGGTGATGTCTTCGATCAGACGTGAGTACTCGAAGTGCTGGTCGATAGTAACAACCAACTCGTCGGTAGTACCGGCGATCAAAGTTACCTGAGTCTCAGCCGCCTTTGCAGACGCGTCGCCACGATCCGGCTTAGGGATGTGGATAGTGTCGCCCTTCTTGCCGACCATAGACATAGCGCGGACAAGCGGCTTAACAACAAGTGACTTCTCGTATGAAGCGATGATCTCGTCGCTCCAGATCTCAGGGATGAACGTCGCCGCCGTGGTGTTGGTGACGTGGTTAGAACCAAGTGCCATGATAGTATTCCTTCTAGGATAGGGTTAATTACTTAACTCTTCCCTCAGCGTAGGCCTTCATGATCTCAGGCATGAGTGCCTCGTAACGCTTTGGATCAGAGTTCATGAGTTCGATTATGTCACGACGTCGGTATACTTTCTTCGGGCTTGCGCCTTCGGGGTTCGACCGTGCCGTGCCAGTAGAGGCCTTCTTGACTTCGTTCTTGCGTGATTGCTTCTCCACAACCGCCGTCTGCTGGACTACGTTAGCTCTCTCCTTGTACAGATTGAGCAACTCGTTAGCCTTAGCAAAGTCGTATCGCTGGTCCGCATCCTGATACATCTGGGTGCGTACTTCCGAAGCGCTTACCCACTCCTTGAACTTCTCGTCCTGCAGAACTTCGTTCATGTCGGGGTGTGCGGTCTTCAGCTTAGCCAGTGCCTGAGACTTCGCCATCTCTGCCGCTACGGCTTGCGCCTGTTGCAGTGACGGGTGGTTCTCGATAGCTCTAGCTACAGCGGCGGCCGGATCAGCAAAGAAGTCAACTTCCTCTGCTGGAGCTTCCGGTGCAGATGACTGCTGGGAACTGATGGAGGACTGCACGTACTCGTCGAAGTGACGACGCAACTCTCCTACTTCCTGTGATTGCTGTCCCAAGCGCTTCTCAAGCTCTTGGTGCATCCGTGCAATCTCAGCGGTCGATTTGCCTTGGTACTTCTCTGGGAGATCGTCTGCGACTTCGGGCTCTTCGGCTACTTCGGGTGCTTCCTCGGCAGGGGCGTCGGCTTTAGCCTCGGCTTCCTCTGACAGGTTAGCATACTCCTCAATCGCCTCGGGCTCGTCTGTCACGACGGTTGCCTCTCGGGTCACGTACTCTTCAGCGTCTACAATCTTAGCCATAATGAACTCCTTTATCCCACAAGGGAGGAATGTGAATGTTAAGGACGGTCGCTTGGCTCAGCGGTTGTCGTCCTACTTAGCCCTGTGGTCTCGCTCCCACTTCATGGCGGCACCGGGGAAGTCCCCTGTTACGCCCTCAAGTGTGCATCTCACTGGACTTATGATTCGCTTGGCTTCCCCTCCGCACGATCCGCACCGGAAGGTATCGTCGAGGTTACCAAACTCCTCATGTACTTCGCCGCAGTCGCGGCATCGGACGTCAATGATCTTACGCATCGTCGTCCTCCTGTTGAGCTTCTGCGGCCAGCAGGGCGTTCTCGTAGCCCGCTAGTTGACGCAGTGTAAGCAGTCTGCCCCGCATCTGCCAGAACTCCTCGGTGGTGTTGCAGGAGTCTAGAGTGCAGGAGTTGATCGCTTCGTCGAGTTCCTCTTGGAAAGTCTTCCATCCGTTTGTCAGGAACATCGCACGGGCATTGTCGAAGTAGGGATCAGTCATTCTTCACTGCCCTCTTCTTGCTTTCAAGGGACGCCAGACGCTTCTCTAGGTCTGTTGTCTTGTCCATCAGCAACTGAAGGTACTTCGTGGTTGACGCTACTAGCTCGTCGAACTTATCTTGTGTGACTGGGGTGTGCATGGTTGTCTCCTTGAGGCCATGTAGGGGGAATACGCCCAGACGTGCGACGTATAACCCCTATTATAGCACAGATTCAAGGATGTGTCAAGTTACTTGGACGACTTGTTCCCTTTACACTTCCACCGCTTACGCGACAGATTGTTCGGTGTATTGGGATCGTTCTGCTTCGACTTAGGCAGGCGCTTCTTAATGCCGTTGGAACGAGCGCAGTAGCTGTCACCCTTGCTCGTCCCCGGCTTAACCTTCGCACCCTTCTGGCCGTAGCTGACCTTCTTGCCGCTTGCCGTACGCTTGACTCGGGCCTTGCCCTTAGCTGGCCCCTGCTTAGCGGGCATTACTTGTAGCCTCCGCCACCGCAGTTGCACTTCTTACCCTTGCATCCACACGTCTTACACATTAGGCTAGACTCCTTGGGAACTTCTTGAAGAAGTCCTCGAACAGCGGGTTGAACGCGTCCTTGGTGGCTTGGTCTACGCTTGACGCGTTGAAGCGCGTGTAGGCGATGCTCAAGCTACCAGCAGACAGGGCGTGTGACGTAGGCTCCAGCGCGGTGAACAGTGCGTCGGCGTCCGAGATGCTCAAGGCAGACTGTGCCGCCATGAACTGAGCGCGGATGTACTGAGCGCATTCCTGCTCCTTGGCAATGAAGTCTACGGTGTTGGTCCCACCATTGAACAGCTCGGTCTGCGTAGCGACCTTGGCTTCCCCGGAGTCCAGCTCCGTTACAGATGCGCCTGCTGGAGCCGTTCCGTTCTCAGGCATCTTGACGAGTATGTAGTTACCGTTGACTATCTCGCCTCCGAACAGAGCCGGGGAACCAGCGATGGTCCCCGAGGCTACCTGTACGCCAGTGCCGAGCGTAGCTACGTTACGTACTACAAAGAATCTATTCATTACACACGCTCCACGAAGTTAGCTGTTGTGCCGTTGACGAGCGTGCCAGTTACGACACCGTTCTCGCCAGTGATGTTGGGGTAGGTGTCCTCGCCCATCGTGACGAAGTCGGTCAGCTTCGTACCCGCGAAGGAGTACAGAGCGAAGTCGTCAGAGGCGAAGAACTCAGCCAGCTCAGCATCGGTGAGGCCAGCGCCTGAGCACACCATCAGGTTGTCCACAGACGTGTTCCAGTTAGGAACCGCACCAATCGTTGAGGAGGTCGTAGCGTTACCGATGGTCAGGCTGTTAGGCGTGCCGGTGGTTACGCCGCCAGTACCCAGAGTAGCTTGGTGCTTCAGTACGCCGTTCCACCAGAGCTGTACCTTGGTGCCGTTAGCGCGGAAGGCAATCTTATCGCCAGCCTGTACGCCCGTCATGTATGACGCAGTGTTCCAGCTCAGCGCACCCGCTCCGTTACCGAACGTGCTGTGTAGCCCGCCGTTGTAGAGGACGTGGCTGTTAGAACCAGACTGTACCGTGGAGAGCTTGTTGCTGTTGCCAACGTATCCCGCGTCAACGGTGAAGCCCAACGTCCACTCAGCGCCTGCTGACAGGTCGAAGCAGTTGCCCGTGCCGGTCAGGTTGATGTAGTCGTTCACGCCGTCCAGCGTTACGTAGTGCGTGTCGCCAGCCGCAGGGGCCAGAGCGCCTACGCTAGACAGGATGAACTGTACGTCAGAGTTGTTCAGCTCGTAGCCCAGAGCGCTTACGACGAACTCGTAGCGTCCTGCCTCGTAGCCTGTAGACGTGCTGAAGTTAGCGAACAATACTTCCTCAGAAGGGTCTTGGGTACCGACAGATGAGACAGGATCGAGCGTACACTCAACGCGAGGTAGCGTCGGGAAGTCACCTGTGTCTACGCCCCAGTGCAGGAAGATCGTCTGGCCGATGTAGGCAGTCAGATCTAAACCAGCGGGGATGTATACTAAGCGGCTCTTGTACCAGCTAGCCGCATCGCCTGAGCCCGTAGGCTTAGTGTAGACAGCGAAGAACGGACCACCCTTGGCACGTACATCAATCACAGCGTACTGAGCGGTGAAGTTGGTCAGCGTCATGTTGACCGCAGGGTTGCTGTTAGAAGCGTAGTACCAGTTGATCTTGTCGCTGATGTTGTTGCTGTTCTTGTAGTACCAGCCTGCCGTCTGCCCAGTAGGGTCAGCCAGCGGGGCCGTGCCGTCTGCGGGGACAAGCGTGTTGGACGCCAGCAGGGTGGTTACCCCGCCGTCGAACGAACCGTCGATTAGGTTCTGTAGTACAGACTGGCTAGCGCCAATGGCGAGCCAAGAGCCTGCGCTCTCGTTCCAAGCGTAGAGCTGTTGCTCGTCTACGACGACAGCCAAGTCCCGTGTCTTTGGAGTGGCAACGGATGCCAGTTGTGCCGCAGAGGCTACAACAGCCCGTACCGCTCCCGTGTCTTGTAGCTCACCGAGCGCGTCACGGACTTCTTGGTTCATGTACCCGTAGTAGCCACGCTCGTATGTTGATAGATCAAGTGTCATTCAGTGGGTTCCTGTGGTTGAGGAGCTTCAGCCGACAACCGACGCACCAGCTCGGCTTCCGCCTTCGCCTTCGCCATCTCCATGCCCTGACGCTCCTTAGATTCCAGCTCTCGTTCCTTGAGAAGCAGTTCGCTTAACTTTATTCTCTTCTCGAAGTCGTCGTCAACAGCACCGTCGTTGTTCTGATCGGAGTACTTGAGCGTGACTTCCTGTGGAGCAAGTTGAGCCTCGACGTTATACTTAGTTGCTCTGCTCTGGCTCTCTGCGGCCTGTGCATTAAGGAGCGACACTTGTCCCTGAGTGATCGCCATCTGCATCTGCTGGGCCTGCTGTGCCGCCTGCTGTGCGGCTGGGTCTGGCCGACTGCCTGCTTCGATAGCGGCAATAAGCTCCTCGCGGTTCGTGACGTTGAGGTGGTCGATGATGCCCTTCACAATCGCGCCGTGTGCTGGGGACTCGGGCGGGACGACTTGAAGGATCTGCGACAACTGGCTCACCTCGTACTCGCGGGCCATAGCGCCGAGTGACGAGAACGGGATGAAGTTGTAATCACCGATGGGATATTCTTCGGGGTTGAACTGCATGTACCGGAACGCCGCCTTGCGGACGAACGGGATCAGGAAGTTCTCTTGGAAGTTGACTAAGGTACGCTTCTGGCGCTTGACGATCCCGCCTTGGGACATGGACATCCCCGCCGCAGTGACGTCGTTCTGGACTTGAGGCATAGAACCGTCAGAGGCACCAGTAGCCTGAGACACCATCTGCTGTAGGGCCGCGCCCTGCTGGAAGGTGACGGCGTTCAGTTGACCAAAGTTGAACGGCATAATGCTCTCTTGCGGAGCGCCGTTGGTCAAGAGCATACGACCCGGACGTACTTCCAGCTTGTGACCACGCGGGATGCGCGTCGCGTCAACAGCCATCATTGGGTGGGTCGTAAGAGCGAGCGCGTCGATGCGTGCTCGGAGTTCTGCGTCGAGTGCCTTCTGAGACATGTAGCCTTTCTCACAGACACCGCGACCCCAGAATATGTTAGGCACCACGTCCCACTGGAACGCGACTACCGGCCGGTCTTGGCACATGTAGGGGTTGGGTATAGCCTTCAGTATCGTGTCTTCGTTAGCGATGACGACGATGGCTTCCACAAGACTACCGGGCTCATCGATGTCGTCTTCGTCCACTCCTTCCGCAATGAGGTACTCGCGGGGTACTTTGCCGTAGTACTTGGTGAGGCGTACACGTCCCTTGGGTCGGCTGTCCACGTCCGCGTCAAACTCGATCTCTTCATCTGATGCGGCCTCTCCAATGTACTCGTCGTCTCTGTATACGCCCTGCTCCTGTAACTCCTCGACGATGTGTCGGGATACATACTCGTCAATCGCTACACCCAGAGCCGTGTCCACAGAGGACGCAGTGGGGTCGATCAGGAAGTTCTTGGGCTGTACGGGGTTCAGCTTCACCAGCGGGCGGTAGGACTCGTTGACGCCTACGGCCTGCATGGCTCCGTCCATCATGGGCTGAGTAGCAGGCTTGTACACCTTCTGCTCTTCGATAGTGATCTCTGCGATCCCTGTGCCGTAGACGGCGGCGTTGATGAGTACCTCTGCCACTGAACTCCGAACGCGAGCGTGGTGGAAGTCTTCGTGTAGCTTCTTACGCAGGAACACCATGTCGCCAGTCTGCTGGTCGGCCACGTCGTCGCGTATGTCAAAGATCTTGCCACGACCGAACGTAGCTTCTTCGACTTCTGCAACGTTAGACTCGACGGCCTGTGCCAGCGCGGGGGCGATGAGCTTAGACCGCTCGGACTCCCGGTCGCTAT